GTCCCCACCAGAAAGTTACCGCTGGAGTCGATACGGGCGCGTTCTGTGCCGTTGGTCTGGAAAGTCATTGCAGCGTTAGACTGCTGAATTAACTCAACATTTCCACTATTACCAATTTTGTTGATGTAGAAATAATCACCCCCACCAAAGTTTGCACCATCCGCATCTAACCAAACTTGGGCAAGGCGACTTCCAGCCGTTGCGCTTGAGGTGGCATTAAAGCCGCCACCCGCATTATTTGCAGCGGTTGCATCGCCCGTCCGAAATAATCCTATGCCTAGACCGCCAGTTCCTGCTACAGCCTCAAATTTTACTGTTGGTGTAGTCGTACCAACTCCCACAAAACCCGCCGAGTCAATCCGCATAGCCTCCGCACCACCTTCAGCAAAGGCAATGGTGTCAGCCGCAGGGAAGAAGATGCCTGTGTTAGTGTCGCCTGTGGCCGTGATGGTTGGCGCAGCCGCAGAGCCTGCTGCATGAGATGCAATCCCGCCAACAGTCAAAACCTTACCAGAGCCGACATTCAGGCCAACACTTGTACCAGTGCCGTTGGCGGTGAAGATGGCGTCCACCGAGTCCAGGTCGGTGTTGATCTTTGTACCCCAGGTGTCTGTCGATGCGCCTACCTCTGGCTTTGTCAGCAGTAGGTTGGTGGTGGTGGTATCTGCCATGCGTTACTCCTAAATGGATGTCCAAGTCTCTGAATTATCAACGATTGCGACCCAAGTTTCTGCGCTGTCGCTGATCGGTGTGTAAGTTTCTGCGCTGTCCGGTATCGCACCCCAGCCAAAGCCAAAGATGATGCCGACAGACCCTGTGGCGCTGTTGCCCGTCAATTCAACTGTGATGACATTGCTGACACTGCCGGCTGCACCCGTGGCGCCATTGCCTGTGATCGCTTGGAAAGTGATGACCTCACTGGGCATCGTCTCCACAGCACCCGTGGCCACATTGCCTGTGACAGCCGCCGTGCTGGTGACACTGACAGAGCCGACAGAGCCTGTGGCCGTGTTGCCAGTGACAGCAAATGAAAAACTCGGGGTAACGCTGCCGACTGCCAAAGTCGCCGCATTGCCGGTGGCTGCTTGACTTGCTACCGCCAAGACCGAGCCGACAGCGCATGTGGCCGCATTACCCGTGATGGCAATGGATACAGTCAGCCCAACTGTGCCAACATTGCCTGTGGCAATCGTCCCATCTTCTTGGACAGATCTGTCGGCCAGCAAGTTGCCAACAGCACCAGTCGCCTGGTTGCCAGTTAATGCAGCGCCGGCCTCTCCAAAACCCCAAGCGCCATAGCCATATCGTCCCGTCCCATAAGCAGCCATGCCGCTGCCCCTTGGTTAAGCCAGCCGGATCAGGCCGGTGCTGGCGTCATTGGTTGGCATGGTCAGCGTGAATGTCCCTGCGGTCACTGTCTGTGAGCCAAAGGTGTGGACGCTGACCGCCTTATTCGACTGAGTGCTGTTGTAGATCAGGACAGCATCAAACGCCGTGGACAGCGTGACAGCAGAGTAACTGATGCTGGCGCTGGGGGTCACAAAGGCTGTCGTGCCGCTGGTGCTTGGCGCTGTGCCAAAGGTCACTGTCACGCCGCCGGCAGTGTAGCCAGTGCCTGTCACCTCGTTGGTGGAACTGTAGGCTGTGGTGGCCGCATTGACAGTGGCCGAGGCCAAGTACAGCGCAGCCTTAAAGGTGTCGGCAGTCGTTGCTGCACGGATGACGCCAGTGCCAAAGTTGTGATGACCGACCAGCAGTTCACCTTTGAAGCTGGTGCAGAGGGCTTGAGTGTTAGCGATGATAGTTCCCTTCTTGGGTTGTACCCAATTCAAGTTTTTGACTTTGCCATTTTTTGCTGTTTTTCAAGCAACTCACATGGCTTTGCGTAATTCCAAATTCAGCAGCAATTTCTCTTTGTAGTTTATTTGATTTTCTTATGCATTGAACTTGTTCATCTGTTAATTTTGCTCTTCCGTGACGCTCACCAATGCACATTCTTCCCTTGCTCTTTGCATCTTGCATATTTTCCAGCTTAGTCCCAAGCACCAGGTGGTCGGGGTTTACACAGCTTGGTGTATCGCATTGATGCATCACATCTCTTGTGTCAAGCTGACCATTAAACAGACGATACGAAACCCTGTGAGACAACTCATGTTTAAGTGGAGTCCTAAAATTGCCATATCCATTTTTCATGCGATACGCCGTCCACAACCAGCAACCAGAGTCATGTTTATGTACATGAGACATAAACCTATCAACTTCTGATTGTTTTGGTTTTCCGGCCATGCTTATCCAATCGACTCAGTAATGCCATCAGCAAAAACACCGCGCTTGAGCGCCATGTGGACAGATCGATGCACCAACTCTTCGCCCAGCCAGTACTCAACCCAAGTCGTTGTCTCAGTTTCGTTATCCACAGACCCCTCACGCTTTTCCAGCAGTGACTCGTCCATCTCGCCTTTGGTGGTGGTGATCATATTCATCCAAAAGTTTTTGCACGGGTAAGCAATGCACCGCCTGATGTTGCTCCTCGGTCATCAGCGACTTGCAGGTCATTTAAGGCACGCTCGTACAGCGTTGCCCACACCTGAATTCTATTGTCATCTTGAAGGTATGGCGCAGCTTGCAGCAGACTTCCGTACAAATAGGCGTCTGGGCTGGACTCCAAAATAAAGTTGGTGGCCACAGATGCCGACAACTTGCTTATTTTTGCGTAGTATGTCAACTCTGTTGCATAGTTAGAGTCTGGTGTTGGCACAAGCCTGAATTGTTGGCCGACCACGCCAAAGAAACTTGGCCTGCCACTGGCTGTGAATTTTGTGGCCTCTGCATCCAGCGCATCTATAGTCATAAAGGACAGCGGGGTAACTGGATTAGTGCCACTCAGTTTGAAGGACTTAACCTCCAAAAAGTCATTCGGCGTTGCGCCGTACTCGGCATTGAATGACGCATTGGCGCGAACAATCATCTGTCTGGTGCGCAGTGTGCGCTCCATTTGCGCCTCGGCCAGAGAGATGAAGTCAGGGATAGCCGCCGTCAAGTCTGACCGATTGAGCCAGTCTGCAATGGATGCCTTCAATTCGGTGTAGGTTGTCAGAGCCATCAGACTGCCTTTATTTCTTTCATCACCCAGGTGTGGTCATGCTTGAATTCAAAAGTCCCGATGTGTCCAATCTCTTTGGAGACATCGTGATCAATCCATATTTTAAAGCCAGCAGCCGCTGCTTTCTGACAGAAAAAGACATCCTCACCGACATATCCTCGTTTGTCCACGCGCCAAGGCGTTTCAAACCAAGGCTCGGCCAGTGCCGCAAAGACATTGGCCTTGATGAGCATCACGCCCATCCCCACAGACCCCACCTCTTGCAGGCCGGTGGATTCTGGCATCGTCCAAACCAGTTCCCTCTCGCCGTTCTCTTTGTACAGTTGCGCTGTCGGGCCAGTGGGCATTCTACGCCGTGCGCAGTTGGTCGCCACAATGTCAAGGTCATGCTTGAGAAGTCGCTCGATCATGTCTTGCGGAAACCGCATGTCAGAGTCAATGAACAGGATGTGGGTGCAGCCCTCGGCCATCGCATCCAGTGACAACTCTGCCCTCTGGTTGGCAATCAAAGTGCCTTGGCTAATCTTGAGGCTCACAGCGTCATTGGTGTTGATCGTGTGATACGCAACCATGTTCACCAAGTCGTAGCTGTACATGGTGTGAACCATGTCCCGTGCTGGAGTGCAGACTGCAATGTAGTTCATACTTTCCCAGGTCGTGTTCTAAAAAATTGATTGTCAGGATCGTTGAGCCAGCGCTTCATATATGCTTGGTCATCGATCTTGCCCTCGGCCTTCATCTTGTAATAGAGAGCTTCGGGGATGGATGCCACCAAGTGCCACTCGCCATTCCAGTTAGCCTTGCCATCTATAGCGTTGTAGACGGCCTTGTTAGCCTCAATCACCGCTGTCACATCTTGCTCAGTCTCAATTGTCACATCGCCGGTATCGGTATTCTCATGCCAGTAGCGGGTGATGCCTTGATCTTTGTTTTCGCTAAATAGTCTTTTGTGAATCATTTAAAAAAGGGCCAGATTTCTCTGGCCCTTCCCGTTGCTTACTGTTAAGA